AGGAGTAAAACCTCCAGTCACAACGTTATTATTAATTAATGCTGATCCTGATCCAAATAAGTTACCATATTGAATACTAAATTGCACAGCTGAGCTTGAAGCGGCAGGAGTTCCATTAAATACATTTAAATAGTATTCATTTATACTTTGACTATTAAATGAGGTACCTGCGAAGCTATTATTATCTCCACTAAATAAACCACGTACTACGGTTTCGGAGCTAATTACTGAATCTTCTGGATTATATCTTACGAATGACATAGTTTATATTAGATTGTTGATACTTTTTGAATATTCAAAGGAATTGTAATTCTAGCACCGCTATCTCTACCAACTACTGTTATTGTTGTAGTTAAAGTTGATAATGTAGAACCAAATAACGTGTTAACTGTAGTACCTGTAATTGAGAAAGAAGTACCAACTTGAGTTACAGATAATATTGTACCTGTAGTTGTATTAAGATTTCCTGTTGGTTCTGTTACTGTAATACCAGTTCCTGTAAATGTAGATACTAAACGAGAATCGGCAATTGTAGCTGTGTATCCATTAGCTTCAAATGTACTTGTAGCACCTAAGTAATTAAGTGTTTGTGGAGTAATTGTTAATGAAGCACCTTGACGTAATGTAATGCTATTGTAACCTAAGTTAATAACTGGTAATTTAGAAGTACCACGAGGTAATGTTACTAATTTGTAACGCATTACTTGTGATTCGTTAGGAATAGCTTCTAATACTGGAGTATTTTCAATTGCTTCACCATAATATGCAGATCCTGATGGGTGGTTTGGATTATATAGGGTATAATCAATTTCGTCATCAGCTAAAGCAAACTGGGTGATTTGAAAAGAACCATCATTACGAGCCAACAATTCACGGCCCTTCGTGGTTAATATTGCATCTACAGTTATTGTTGTAGGGTTTAAAATTGCCATAGTTTCTTATTGTGTATATACTATAAATATATTAAATTTCTAGATGTTATCCAAAGGTTCCGCCATTAATGTCACTGATTACTGTTTGATCATTAAGAAGTTTTTGTTTTGACTGGCTAGTTATAGCGTCAATATTAGCTAAAACATCCGGACTTATATTTTCAGGAATTAAAAATCCATATGATGTTTTACCATCTCTTTTTGTAAAGGATAATATCACATTTGTTTCATCTTGTCTTCTAGAAAGTATTAAAAAGCGGGTGTATGTTTTATATTGTAATTCTTGTCTAATTGTATTAGATAAACTTGTATCTAAAGTTAAAACTAATTTACCTGAGCTAGTATCTGCTTTTAATATTCTAGTTTCTATATAAGTTCCATCAGATAAATAAATTAAAGCCACATCAAAAGGTTGAATTAAGAATGGGTAATCAACATCACCATAATTAACGGTTCCAGCATACAAACTATTTTGAGGTCCAACTGTTGGATTTGGTACAAATGTATATTGACCACCATAAAAACCACTCACACCAGTAGACATTACAATTTCATTAGCAGATATAGTTCCTGAACCTGAGAAATATTGAAGTGGTGTTGATGTTGATCCTGCAGAAGCAGCAAGAGAATTTACTTTTAAATTTCCTACAGCTATAGAAGCAGTAAAATTATTTACTGTATTTCCATTCATTTGGAATTTAAATATTAATTTATCTCCTACATTTAGTGATGTGGAAGGAACATTAATATTAAAAGTTGTATTTGTTATCTTTTGTGGCATTCAATATTTTTAATTATTATAATAATCACAGTTATTATCTACAACTACTGTTACTTGTGTTCCTCCAATAGTTAATACACTACCATTAGTAGCAAATAATCCATTTATTATTAAATATGATCCTTTAACATAGTTTGTAGTAGACATTCCCATTGGAGTATTACCTGCTACATCACCGCTAGTGAAACCAGCAGTAATAGTTAAACTATTTCCTGCATTTATATTATCATCTTCACTATTTGTATTACAAGTATTACCAGCATATCCTGTAACAAAAGCAGAACTAATAACAATATTAGTTGATGGAATTGCTTCGGTTAATGAAAAATAAAATCTACCCTGATTGTAATAGGTAAAGTATAATGTTGATGTTGCTGGATCACCTGCTACAAAGAATTGTTTATCTTCTGCTATTAGTGTTTCAACACCACCCACACTTCTCCATACTTGTAAAGACCATGTAGCTTCATTTACAGGAATTGTTGATACTTCATATGTAAAAGGTAAAGTTGCTACAATAGAATGGTTTCCTGTTTCCTGAATAGAATAAGAAGCATGAGATGTTAAATCACCTGCTTTAAAAAATTGTCCTCCTTCAACTACTTGATCAAAAATTCTAGGAATATATTTTCCACTTCCACTAAAAGGATAAGCATCATTTCCTGCTCCACTTCCACTTATATAAAAGTTTGCAACTAAAGAGTTTTTAGCATTAGCTGTATATGCATTTTGCCCACCTATGTTTTGGAAAGCAATAGTTGCATCAGATGCTGTTGATCCAAAATATAAAATAGGAGCATAAGTATAACCACTATCATACACTAATTTTTCACCATCTGTTGATTTTTGATTTGAATAAAGTTGGTTATTAAATTGAGAAACACTTCCTGTATCGCCTGATATAAATGTGTTTTGCACTTCAGGCCAGTGGGAATTTCTAAGGTTTAGTTCTGTAAAATTACCTTCTTTATCAACTAAATATTTTAATACAACATTATTACGGTTTGGTAAAAACTTACTAGCTACTACTTCTGTAAATAAACCTAATTTAAGAGTATTTATATCAATTACAGCTGTTTTACCATATGAATTATCTCCTTGTGTATAAGTATTATATAAAGCACTTGAAAGTTTAACACCTTCATATCGTGATAATTGATGGGTTCTTAAAGTTTCATATGAATCTTGTAATTCAATAGGCGATAATATAAAACCCTGAGTACCAAATATAGGTTCAGCTAATTGTCTGTTTCTAGAAATTAAACTACTAGAAACATTATTTAACATTACATCAAAATCAGTATGCTTAAAGGCATATATATCACCTGCTGTTAAACTTGCAGACGGTAAAAGATATGGATTAAATGTACCGGTTATAAAATAGTTGTAAGTATTAATTAAACTACCTGTTATAACACCAGTATAATATCCTGCTTTACTACCACCTAATCCACTATAAATGTCTGTATATTCAGTTCCTATTGTTGGTCCTGCTATACTGCCACTTGGAACATCCATTTTAGATGTTGAATTAGGATTAGCATAAACCCATTTATTTCTTTCAAGAATTGGTGAACTAATAGTAACACCTGTTGATAAACTTGTTCTTGCAGGAACAAAATCCTGCAGCATTTTGAACAATGAATTATCAAAAAATTGAATTAAACGAATAAAGCTATTATAATCAGTTGCTGCTAATGATCCACTAGCAGAGGATGCTGTGTATGGTAATTGTGATGAACTAAGAGGAGATAAATATAGTTGTCTTTGTATTTCTAAAGTTTCATATGAACTACTATATTGGTATCTAGGATCACCGATAAAATCATCAATACTCCATGTTGGATTAGCGGCTACTATTGAAGCAGAGGTATAAATGTCTATTTTATCTTGTGGGGAAAATGAAATATCTACATATTGTAAATCATTAGTCCTAAAACTAGATGGATTAGTTGGTTGAGATTGTAATTTAACATATGGGGATAAAACACTAGCTGTAGTGTAAATATCTATAGATCTACCAACTATACTTCCTGTTACAACTCTAATTTTATCATTATTAAATTCATCTAGAGTATTTGATTTTAAATCACCACCATATTCTTTAACAGGTAAAATACTACTAGTAATACCAAAAGTAGAAACTAATGTTTGTAAACCGTAAGTTGTACCTTTAGTTTTAACTAATAAAGGTAAATTATGATAAATACGTTTATAAGATTCAGCAAGTAAATCTTTACGTGGTAAAGCATTTAAATAAGAACCTGTATATGTAAAGTTATTATCCCAATTAGCACTTCCGCTTTGTCCTATTAAATAATCAACATTATCTACATTACCGTATTGATTATATAGTTTAGTTCCTAAAGATTCTAAAACGTAATATACTAAATCCTTAGATACACCTTTTTCAAGATTATTATTTGCTAAATTAATATCAGTAATAGCTGATAGAAAAATCCATATATTATCAAAATAATGGCCAACCATATCAAGAAAATTCAGATATGGCTCGTTATTTTCATCATCTTTAATAAATGTAGGAACAGTAAAAGTTAATTTATTTTGATTTTCGTTATCATATTCTTCAGCACTTCCTGTTGAAGTATTATACCAACTCATTGCTGAAGAGGTTGGTGCATTTATATAAGGTAATGAATTGTTTGTTTTTGGCCAAGTAGTAGAACTTGATTCAAAATATAAATAATATTCATAGCCATCAAAATTAGATATAATATTATTAATACTAGCAGTAGCTATATTTAAGTCATTAATTAAATTAGGACGACTTGAAGTTAAAGCAGTATAGACAGTTATATCATTATTATAATCTTCAATTTCTTTTATTTTATCATAAAAATTTTCTAATCTTTTTTTAGCTGAACTAAAAAATATAAAATTATTAAAATATGAATAGTCTACATTTATATCAATACTTTGTGAAGTAATTAAACTTAAAAGTTGTTGATATGATGTTGTAGATACACTTTGTACACTACTAACTAAGCTATTAAATGTTTGATAAGAAGTAGCTACATTATTTTGATTTGGAATATCAATAGCAAAATTAGGACCTTTTAGTTGGGGGCCCGGTAATCGGATAATTAACTTATCTAAATTAATATCAAAGATATATGGACTTACTTTTTCTTGTACTATCCATAATGTAGCTTTTTCTTGAATAGAATCTGGTAAAGGTTCATATAGTTTTAATAATACTTCGTATCCTGACTCTATTTTATTTAAAGCTACGTTTACTATTACAGCCTGAGTGTTATTACCAAAATCAGCTAAATAATCAACAAAATATAATGAACTAGAAGCAGCCGTTATAAGAGCAATAGAACCACTTTCAATTTGTTCATTTGTTAAAACAGTAGAAGCTACTCTTAATTCTGTTCTATCAGAAGATATTTCTTTTAAAAATAGTCCTGCTGTAGGGTTAGAAAGTTTATTATTAAAAAAATTATATTGAACTTTAAATTCACCAGATGAATATCCTAAATTTTTAAGGTCATTAACAGGGTCAATTTCTATAATAGGTAAAGAACCTGTTGGTGTTATTGCTGATGTTGGGGGTAATTTAAAATTCTTATAGTTATAATTAAAGTTTAATAAGTTATCACCTATATCATAAACATAATATTCAATATAATCATTGGATAAACCAAAATCTTCTTTTAAAGTATAAGGAGAGAGCAAATTAAGATCCTCTTCAGTATAACGAGATACTTGTTGAGTATTAAAAATTTCACCTACTATTTTAATATTATCTGCCATTATCTTCTAGTTGCTCTAGTTAATTCATTTATTGTTGTTTGGGCATCAAGTACCTGTTGTCTTAATGATGTAATTTCATTTAATAATGCTTGAACATCATCTTGACTAATTGATACTCCCAAATAATCTGCTTCACGTTGTAAAATATATCTATGTGAATTTGTATCTCCTTCTATAGGGATCTGATAAAATAATTCATCATATAACTCAAAAAAATCATTAACTGTAAATGAAAGTTGATCTTCCCCAGCTCCTTGATTTAGGAATTGTGTGAAGTTTGTATTAATTACTTTAGTATATGCTTCTTTACTAAATACAGTTTTTTGTACTGGTATTTGAGACATTATCTTACAACTTTAAAAATATAATCTTTATCTAATACTACTACCTCTCCATCAGCTAATACAGATTTAATTAAAAATTTATAATAACGTTCTGGTTCTAGCCCGTTCATGTATACATCAAAAAAGCTACCACTTGGGTCACAACTTATTTTAGTATAGTTCGTATCGTAATCTACGACAATTTCTTCAGTATCCAAATCTTTTATTGACCAATATGAAGAAGAAGGTAATGCTTTGTAATTAACAAAACTCAACGTTGTTCTAAACGCTACAGGAGGATATAAATCACGTACTTTTACTCTAAAACGTTGTTTTGAATCTTGTTGATATTCACCCTTATTATTATTTAAAGTAAGAACATAATAACTAGATGTAACTACTGTTAATGTTCCTGCGTTATACGATGAATCATTCCATCTAATTTCTAAAGCAGGTGGATATATAGTGTGGGTAGTATCCGAAAAATATTTTAATTCAAATTTTGATTCAGTTGTAAATTCTACTGAAGATGAATGTTTTAAAATAAAACCGTTATTTGTTATACCTGTTAACCCTATAGAACTACTATACCATGCTTTAACAGTATTAGTAACTTGCATTTCTATATCTTTTTCAGATATAAAATCAAAAGATTGAGTAGCTTGGTAAATAGAACTACTATACCATGTACCACCACCGGATGTGTTACCATATGATCCAGTTACAAGAGGAGGAAAACTACCTTGTATCCATAGATTACTTCCTGATTGATTTGTATATTCCCAACTCACCCCGTCTGTAATTGCAGGTGAATCTCCTAATCGCCCTGTACCTTGATTCCAGCTAGCTGCTATAGGATGGCAAAACAATGTATAATTTAATGGAATTTGAGAAGCATCAGCTAAATATACTCTAAGATAAGCATCAAAAGAGCTAGTACCTACTTTATTTTGAATAATATCCTTTATTTCACTCGTTTGGAATTTAATTAAAGGACGTGATACTTCGTTAGTTCCGTCGATTGATTCATACGTACTAAGTTCTAGTATTTCGTCTAACCCCGTATTTAAAGCAGGATAAAATGAATAAAGAGTTGCACTCTTTTCTGGGAATATTTTATAGATAGCCATATTTAGTAATTACTACGTATAAATATAGTAGCTACTAAATTGTTTTACGCCAATAGATGGTAATACTCTTTAAAGTGTTTTTGGCGATCGGCTAAACCGATTGTACCACCGTTAACACATTTAGTAACTGCTAATACAGATGCGTCAGAAGCATCTTTACATTTAGATAAACAGTTTTTAGAAAAAAACCAAGCAGCGGATAATAATGGATATTTAGTAGCAACTAAATCAGGACTAGCAGCAATGTCAACACCTATTGCTTTACCAAAAGCAGTGTAGTTGCTTTTACCTGTTAATTGAATAAAGCCACGTCCACGGAATTTAAAACCTTCACCTGATGCTTCATCACCATTACCCATACGAGATGCATAAACTTTATTAGCAATTTTTTCAGGTTTGCGTTGATATGCTTCAGCTAAAGCTGGAGTAGGAAAGTATTTTTTAAATATACCTAATAAGCCTTTAGCACTATAATTTAAATTTTCGTTTACAACTTTAAAACCAGCAGATTCATGACCACACTGAGATAAAAAGTGTGCTAATTCAACAGGGGTATCAATACCAAATGTTTTCATAACATCTGGAATTTGAGTAATAACGGTATCAGGAATGTGACCTTTTAGTTTTTCTAAATTCATACTTTATGGTTTATTATAAATATTATTGAACTACTACTCTACCTTGAATGTCTGTATTAGGATATCTAACTTCAAATATTGCTGGGTCCATTGATGGGTATACGTTACCATTTCTAGTTGCTCCCGCTATATCATATCCATATTGAGAATAAGTATTTCCTGTTGAATCTTGTTTATTGATAATTTCAAGTTTAACTACTGATTGAACTCCTCTAACTTGTAATAGTTTAGAAGTAATATCTGAAAGAATAATAGGTTGGTTAATTTGCCATTTATCTATATTAAAATAGTCTTTTAGTACATTTATGCAATTAGTTAATACATCTTTATTACTATATCCGCTTAATACTATAATATCAAAATTAATACCAATATTAATATAATAAGCATCTCTAATATTAATAGCATCAGTAACCATTCTGTATTGATTTAGATAAGTTACTAAATTATTTTTTAATGTGTTAGAAGGTAATGTTAGTTGTTTATTACTATTATAAGATAAAACATATAAATCTAAAGCTAGTTGGTTATTATTTTGAGTATAAGCTACAGTTTGTGTAGGATTTTTATATATTTCTTGAGTAATATAAGCCTTAGCTACAGTACCATAATCAGCAGGCATAGATACTGCTCTTACTATATAATCATCTTTAGTTACAGCTCTTAATTGAGTTGAATAAGCATATAATGCATTTTGACGAATTTCTTCTGTTGTATCTCCATTTCTACCGCCAGATGAAGGGAATGGATTTGATGATATCACACTAGCTAAAACAGAAGATGATAAAGGACCAGGAATATTTTTAAAAGTAATAAAAGAAGTATCTATAATAGTTAAATCATTAGCAGGAACATTTGATTGAATTCCTCCTCCAACTAAATATTTTACAGTTAAAGATCCTGATGGTACTAATCCATATTCTTGGGTAAAGAATACACCTGCTTCATTATAATTATTAGTTAATAAAGAAATACCAGGCACAGCACCTGCTTGAATATTTTCTGCTGTTGGTATAATTTGAGAATCTGTTTTATCTTTAGACAATCCCGCTCCAAATTCTAATTGTAATGTATTATTTGATATAATTCTAGATACAAAACGTTTAGGAACTCTTTGCAGTTGTAATAAATAAGGTGTTTGATCAGTACTAAAATTAGGATTAGATATTTTTTGAAATACAGAAGATTGGGCTAAATAAGGTACTTCATACCAAATATCAACACCACCTCCACTACCAGTTATATTTAATATTTGTAATATATTAGTATCTATAATATTAGCAGTTGCAAATTTTTCAGTACCGTTAAATGTAAAGGATGTTTCTTTTATTTCTGCAGAAATTGCAGGAACTGATTTTTTAAATAAATAATAATTTGTATCTACATAAGTAATTTCAGCACTGCTAGTATTAGTAAAATCAATTGTTTGTGTAGTTAAAAATTTAGTACCTGTAGATGTAGAAGTTACAATGGTGTTTGCTGGTATTAGTAAACCGTAAGCGTTATAATCAGGAGTTGTTATTCCAGCACTAGAAGTAGCAGGGATAAGTTGATATATATCTATAACAGTATTTGAAGCATATGATGCTTTAGGACGATAACCCATAACGTATGACATAGCATATAGGTTTTCTTTTTCCTTAGCATATAATAAGAAATTCTCTTGTACTTGAGTATCTAAATAAAACGACATTACATCACCAACATAAGATGCCATTTCAATAAACATATTCCCTGGGGTTGCTTCTGAAAAGTCATTGTATGTTGCAGGAAAATAAGTTTTTGCATACTGTTGAAGAGTTGACTTAAAATCAGTAAAGGTCTTATTTAAATACGATATGTTTTTATCCTCATTAGCCATTATTAATTAAATTGTAATGTTACTTGATCTGGTGTATTTGATATATTTAATAGATAATTAACACTAAGATCAATAGTATTATAATCTGTATTAGGTACTACTTCTATATTTAGTACTGTTATTTCAGGTACAAAAGTTTTTATACTATTTGCTAAACTAATAGTCAAATTAGATAAATTATTTTCCGTTATACCTTCAAATAAAAATTTTCTTAAATCACAACCAAAAGTAGGGTTCATTAATCGTTCGCCTGTATCGGTTAATAATAAATTAACTAAATTAGACTTAATTTGATCTTTAGTAGTATAAGTACTATTAAATACACCAGGACCATTAAAAGGTAATGATACCCCAATTGCAATATTCTTCTGTAAATCTAACGGATTTACACGTATCGTTTGAGGTATTGGCATATTATCCTAAATTTCTTAATCCTGATAAGTCTTGAGCAGTCATATTAGCTGCTGCATCTTCAATAAAAGCCATAAATGGATTATCTGAAGTTGGATCAACTTTCAATTGTGGTTGAGGTTGAGGCACATCATATCCAAACATAGCTCCCATTTTACTACGTAAAGCCGATTTAGTATCAGCTCCTACTGGTATATCATTACTAGTAAAACTAACAGTTTTACCTTCTGTTAATTCTTGTTTCTTTTGTTCTAATAATAACACACCAATTTCTTCACGAACTGCTTCGCGAACCGCTTCTTTAATTAAATTTTTAAATAATTTTGCGTTCATAATTATAAATATTTTATCCTTGTAAGTTTCGTTGATCAATAAC